TGCGGCTGACTGGGAGAACCATCACCCAAGTGGAGGCTATACTGACTTGCATTATATACTTGGTGAAGAAGTTCTAGGTATTGATATTGCTTATGCAACTGGTATTACCAATGCTCCGACATTTGAAGATGTGTTGGTTGCTAACGGTAGAGATGGTGGGAACAAAGGTTCAGCTTACGATTACATTATTCAGAGTGGAACTGTTGGTGACGAGTATGGTTACAAGTCTTCTGACTTTGGTCACATATTCAAAAACAAGACTGGTGTCAAGCTGACTACTGTTGCTGTGAATGGACTGGATGGTTCAATTGCTGTTGTGTTTGAAGAGAGTGGTAAACCAGCCAAAGCTATCACTGTTGCCTTTGAGGGACTTGTTGTGCCTGATTTAGACCAAGCAGATGGTGAAGCACTTACGATTAGACTTGACTGGTCAGATGCTAATGATAGATATGAGGTTGCTACTTCTCCATCTATGGTTGCCGTTGGTGAGTATCTTGCGAAGACTGAGGGTGCAACTCTTGGTTTATCTATTGCATTAATTCAGTAAGGAGTCCATTATGGCTGTAATTGATATTACCCCACAGAACTCTCCGAAGAAACCAATCTCAGGTGCTTTTTATGGCACCTCGGGTTATGGTGTATATACATCTGATGCAGACCCACACTTTGATGGTGGGATGTTTGTTAATGGTGGCTTTGAAAATGGGCTTGATGGTTGGTTACAATACAATGCTTGGACTGCAACCGTTGATAGTTCCACTGCTGAGAATCCTGCTACTGGTAGTAACCAAGTGTTGTATCAAAACTTTACACTAGATGCCGTTGACTATGAAATTAGTTGTGACTATCAAGATGGGGATGCAACTATAAATTACTTTGTCAATGATGCAAATAGTGGTGTTGATGTTAACAGTGGAACATATACCTTTGCTGGTAATGGAGGTGCTGTGTCTATTGGTATATTAATCACGAGTGTTGGTACGGTTAAATCTGTTGTGGATAGTCTGAGACTAAAAAAGGTTTAGGATGAAAAAGATTATGATTCACATGACATTGGCTTTCGTTGTGGCGACCCAACTGGGTTGCTCTGTGAGAATACTTACTTGGCATGATTCGTCAAACCTAGATAGAGATTATGATACTTCATTAGTGGAGGTCAACAGTGACCATGAACAGCAAAACAGATAGTCCGACTAGGGCTGAAGTTGCCGATATTGTAGGTGAGAACTTTACAGACAGCTGGTTTGAAGCCGACCATTTGGTTATGTATAAAAAGGATGGTGTTGGCTATGGTTTAATTGGTCAACACTTGTCTGCTGGTGAGACTTTTGTATCATCCACTATGCATGAGGCAGATGTTATTTTCCCTTTGCCTATGTTAAAGGATTTGCTCAAGCTTGCACACACAATACCAATAACAATGATTACTGATGTTAAAAAGTTCCACGATAAGATACAGAATGGATTGGAACCACATGGTTTTAAATTCGCTATACTTGGGGACATAATGTATTCAAGAAATAACTACGAAGGGAGAAATGATGTTTAGATGGATAAGAATGTTTGACTTCAATAGCTATGCTATCGGGTCTGCCGTTGTTGCCGCTGTTGGTTTAACTGCCGCTGTGTATTCAGGGGTGAAACAGAAACAAGCCGTTGAAGAACAAGAAGATGAAGCTGATGCGATGAAGGTTGAAGCCTCTGCTACTGAAGCAAGAATTTTTGAGCAACAAGGTCGTGATGCCGCAAACAACGGTGAAGCAACTGTGAAGTTTGGAATTGACGATGAAGACAATCCTATGGGAAGCTATGATGATTTCTTAACACCAACCTCAATGTCCTCAAGCTCCCTTGCTGGCGGCACTACTGGGAAAACTGGCTTAGGATTTTCACTATGACAAACTTAGAATTGATTGAGAAATTAAAGAAAGAGTTTCCTGATACACTCGAAGATGTGACTGTTGACAACTTAGTTGAGAAGCAAACACAGATAGAAATGGTTCGGTACATTGTATTATTGCTGACACCATCAAACAAGAAAAAAGGATAAACAATGGCTGAAACAGAACAAATGCCATCGGAGTTCTATGCGGCTAAAGAGTCTGACCGTTCACAGTATGAGGACAGAGCAAAGCTTATAGCTAACCTTACTTTGCCTTATGTGATTCGTGAAGATTCCGATAGTGGTACGACAAAGATGAAAGATTCAACATCACAGAGTTATGGTGGTAGATTGATTAATACACTGAAGGCGAAGATGGGGATGGCTTTACTGCCTCCGAGTACATCTAGTTTTAGATATGTTCCAAAGCCTGAAGAGTTGGAAGGTTTGACCCAAGGTAATCCTGATAATATCTCTAAGGTTTATCAAGTGCTGTCTCAGAATGTAGCCACTGTTAATGCAGAGTTAGAACTGCAACAGATTCGTTCTACACTGTTTGACATCATTGCTCAACTCTTGATTGTTGGTTCAGTTATCGTTGAGAAGAAAGAGAAGAAGGGTGTTATGATTCATCCTCTTATGACATTTGTTGCAGACCTTGACGAGACTGGAATGCCAGTTGCAATGTGTTTTGTCGAGATGCTGAAAGTTCTACCTGACGATATTACAGTGAAGGAAGAGAAAGATGAATACGAACTTTATACGATGGCTAAATTGGACGAGGATGGAAAAGGATGGATAGTTACTCAAGAGATTGACCAAGAGATTGTTGGCAATGAACAGAAGTACAAAGACTACGATACTCTTCCGTTCAGATACCTTGGTTGGACTTGGATGACTGGTGACTCGTATCACAGACCTTACACTGAAGATTATTATCAAGACTTGAACCAGTTGGATAAGCTTGCTAGACTGCTTACTGATGGTTCGATTGTATCTGCAAAGATGCTACTGTTTGTTAACGAGAAGGGTGGTAGAACTCGTAAAGATGATGTTGCTGATTCAGCGAATGGTGATGTTATTGATGGTGTTGCAGATGATGTTTCCGCATTACAAATTCAGAAGAACTTTGACTTTCAAGTTCCAATGGAGAGAGAACAGAATCTCAAGAAAGAACTGTCACAAGCCTTCTTGATGAATGAGTCTGTTACTCGTGATGCTGAGAGAGTTACTGCTCAAGAGATTCGTTTCATGGCTCAAGAGTTAGAGACTTCAAGCCTTGCTGGAATCTATTCAAAACTATCACTCCAGTGGTCGAAATGGATAATCAAACAAATTATGCTAGAATTGGGAATCAAGTTCGAGGTAATCGAGGTAGAGATTCTTACGGGTCTTGATGCTTTAGGTCGTTCACAAGAGGCTCAAAAGTTAGATGCATTGCTAATGCGAGCAGAACAATTAGGTCTTCGCCACTGGTTCAAAGACAGTGAGTTGCTTAATAGATATGCAAGTTATGAGAGTGTGAATCCAGTCAACCTTATGAAGACTCCGAAAGAAGTTGAACAAGAACTGGCTAAGATGAAAGCTCAACAAGCAATGCAAATGGGTGATGAAGCAGTAGCTACTTCGGCTGGTCAAGCGGCTGGTCAAGCGGTAGGTGAACAAGTTACAAATGGTGGGCAACCACAACAACCACAACAATAAGAGGTAGAGAATTATGGGAAGAAAAACGTTAGCAGATTTGGAAAAAGAGTTAGAAGTAGAGAAGGCGAAGTCGAAAGCACTTCAGGAAATTATTGATATTGAAGACATCAAGACAGAAAATGAATTGGATATGGCTAAAGAGTTAGCTGACACCAAAGAACTTCTTGAGAAGTCTAAGTCACACAACAAAGAGTCTGAGGCTAGAACTCTTGCGGCAATTGCTGAAATGGAAGATGCTTCTCACGATATAGTTGATGGTGCAATGGGTACTTCACTTGTATTCACACCTGACGAGTACAAAGAGTATTCTGCGAAGAAAGGTCTGATTATGGGTCGTAAACCGAATCAGGTTACTAAGTGTACTATTGAAGAGTTGAGAGCATTGATTAATTCAAACTGGACACCTTCTATGGTTATGGAGAAACATGGTATGTCTCCAACAAAGCTCCAACAATTAGTATGGGGACTGTCTGCCAAAGAGCTTCGTGATACACCAATCTTCCTGAGTATTCAGAGAGATATGTTCGGTAGAGAGGGATAGGTTATGGCTGAGGCATATATTCCCCCAGCGGGGGCAACGGATACACCACCAGTAGCTGGAGAGATTCCTACACCAACGCCACCAGTTGAAACCCCAGCATCTGGATTACCAAGTGAGAACACACCTCCAGTTGAGGGTGCAGACTTCAGTGGTTTTGATTTAACGGATGCTCAGAAAGCTCAGTTCAAGGATGGTAAGTTCTTGGGTCGTTTCTCGAATATGCAAGATGTCTTTGATAAGCTGAAAGATGCTGAAGACTTTCGTGCTCAACAAGGGAACCAAGTTACTGTTGACCAAAAACAAGTTGATGCTACTGCGGCTCAACAGACTGCTTACGATGCACTGCTTCCAAAGTTCATAGAGAATGGAATGAAGCTAACTGAAGATATGGTTACTGAAGCCGAAACTGCTGGGATTGATGCTAAAGATTTAACTATCAAAGCATACCAGTTGAGAGAAGCAACCAACAAGGCTTACGATGTAGTTGGTGGTAAAGAGAGACTGGATACACTGGTTACATGGGGTAAAGAAAATTTACCTGAAGATGTTCGTGATGTATTCAATCAAGGTCTTGGTTCTTATGGTACGACAAAGATTGCTCTTGAGTGGTTGGAAGCACAATATGGTAAAGCTGAAGCAGAAGGTACAACTACTAGAATCTCTGGAAGTCCAGCGAACATTGGTATCAAACCTTATGCTGACCAGAGAGAATTATTCAAAGATAAACGATACATTGATAGTCCCGCTGGAAAACGAGATGTTGCCGCAGTTAAGCAGTACAGAGCTCGTCTTAAAGCAACAC